CGAAGGCGCCGAGTTGGTTCTGACCGCTGAGGGCCAAGAAGTCGCTGCCAGCTTGCCCGCTGCAAAAACCCCTCGCGCTGCGAAGGCTGCTGCTGTAGAATCAGCACCTGTAGCGCCCGCCGAAGCCACCGCTGAGGCACCTAGCGCCCCAGAAACCGCTCCCGAGTGAGGTTTGCATGTCCACCGTCAAGGTTGTTTCCCTACTGTCTCGCGCGGCCTCGCTGCTGCAAGATGATGACTTTGTACGGTGGTCCGCGCTAGAGTTACAAGACTGGCTCAACGATGGCTATCGTGAGCTGGTCATTCTCCGTCCGGACGCCAACACCATCGCTGCAGAGCACGTGTGTCAGGCCGGCGTGCGGCAAGTACTCGCCATGTCCGACGCCGCGCGGCTTGTGTCTGTGAGTCACAACACCGCCGCTTCGTCGAATAAGTACAACATAGACCTCGTGTCCAGCCGCTCGATCGACTCGCAGCGCCGCGGGTGGCGCGCGGAGCCACAGACTGTCAACATCGAGCAGTATCTGTTTGACGCCCGCACACCAAAAGAATTTGACGTCTACCCCCCCGCCAGCAGTGCAGCTCGGTTGTGGGTTCTGTATGGCGCCGTACCAGCAGCGCACGCGCTTAGCGACACGCAGCTACGCAACGCTGCCACCACAGAGACTATCCGCGTGGACGATGTGTTCGCCAACGCGCTGCTAGACTACATGTTGTACCGCGCGTACAGCAAAGACGGTGAGTCTGGTAGCGGCGGCAAGGCCGCAGGGTATTACAACGTGTTCCGATCCTCGCTTGGGGAGAAGGGGCAAGCTGAGGCTGCCTCACAGCCGGGAGTCGCATGATGGCCAAGGTTTGGGATGACTTTATTCCGTTGCTAAGCCCGCACCTGCCCGGGTGTCAGGTCGCGACGATGAAAACATATCTTGCGTCCACCGCTGCCGACTTCTTTGCCCGCACGTACCTGTGGCGCGACACCATCGACGCCGTCTATCTCGCGCCAAATCAGGTCGAGTACGACCTCGACGCTGACGCTGAGGTCGAGGATGTGTTATCCGTGGTCTACAAAGGCCAGCCACTGCAGCGCACCGACCTGCGCCTGATCCCCCATGAGCGAATGGGCGAGACTGGCGACCCGCAGTCGTACTGGGTCCAAGCCGACAAAACCATCCGGCTCTTCCCAACGCCGGACGAGCGCGGCAAGCTGTCCGTCGTGGCGGTTCTTAAGCCATCCCGCGCCGGTACTGGTGTCGAGGACTGGGTGTTTGAGACGTTCGCCGAGACCATCATCAGCGGCGCTATCGCGCAGCTGGCTGCGATCCCCAACAAAGACTGGACAGACGTAGCGATGGCCAACGCGCATTTGCAGCGTTTCTCTGCGGCTATAACACAAGCCCGCGTTCGTGATTTCCGTGGCGTGCGCTTGAGTGTCAAGCAGCGCCCGGCAGCATAAGGAGCCGATATGGCTGAGAAGATCAAACTGGTTCAGGGCGACACCAAGCCCGCTATTGTTTGCCGCCTTACCGACAGCACAACCGGGGACGTTATCGCGCTGACCGGCGCGACAGTACGGCTTAAATTTCGCGCAGTCGGCGCGACCGCACTGACGGCGACTGTGGTTGGCGCGGTTACCGACGCGGTAAACGGCGAGGTTGCGTTCTACCCAGCCTCAGCGCCTGCAATGTTGCAGGGCGATCCGGGTGATTATGAGGGCGAAATCGAGATTACTTTCGCTGACGCGACGGTGCAGACTGTGTTTGACGTAATTCGGTTTAAGCTGCGCGAGGATTTCTGATGCGCGTGTCCATCGTTGTAACCTCGGCGCGCGCGAGCATTTCGTACGCAGTCCCAGTGGCGGACGTAGCGTATGTAGAGCTCGTCTCGTCTGCGAGGCTTGACAGCACCGGACTGTACACTTTTGCTGCTGACTCCGCCACGGCCGGCGATCGCGCTCGCCGCAACATAGATAAACCCCGGGCCGACACCGCCACCGCGACCGACATACGGGTTTGCTCGGTGTGGAAGCCCGCTGCGGACAGCGTTGGTACCGCCGACGCGCTGGTGGCTATGCTTATTTTTATACGCGCGTTTTCTGACGCCGCGACTGTAAGCTCCGCAGCAGCGTGGGCAATCCACAAACCAGCTTCTGATACTTCAACAGTGGCCGATCTATCTTGGCGCGCGATTGCAAAAGCGGTGTCTGACGGCGTAGGCATGAATGACTCTTTCGCCATGGGGGACGGGTCGCTGTACAGCTTTTCAAAAGCAATCACAAATGTCACAATGCTGGCTGACGCAGCGCGCCACGCCGTTACAAAGCCGCGGGCGGACACCGCGGCGGTGTCGGACGCAGGGGTCTTGAGCATGCAGGACTATTGTGACATCGACTATTTTCTCGACGACTACGTCGGGATATCACGAGTTTTTTAAGGAGCATGAAATGCTGAAGGACAATCTGAAGGTCACGGGTGATGTGCTTATCACGCTGTTCAACAAGGACGGTAGCGTTAAGGACTCTCGTGAGATCAAAAACTTGGTGGTCACCACCGGCAAAGAGTTCATCGCAGCTCGCATGGTTGGCGTACCAACCGAAATGAGCCACATGGCGGTCGGCGCGGCAAGCGCTGCTGCTGCTAACGGTGACGTAGCGCTAGGCTCCGAGCTTGGTCGCGTTGCGCTTGCGTCCGACACTGTCGCCGGTGCGGTTGTTACGTACACGGCCACATTTCCCCCCGGCACCGGTACCGGAGCCATTGTCGAAGCTGGCATCTTGAACGCAGCGTCCGGCGGTACAATGCTGTGCCGTACGGTGTTCGCGGTTGTCAACAAAGGTGCTGACGACGCCATGTCCATCACGTGGACCATCACCGTTAGCTAATCGGAGGGCATGATGGTCGCTGTAACAACCCGTACCGGAAAAGGCGCGCCGCTCACTACAGCGGAGATGGATGCCAACTGGAACGCCATCGTGGCGGACCTTAACACCAAGGTTACGCAAGCGCAGGCGCGGGCAGCGATCTCTGTCACCGGGTCCCTGACGTACAATTCCAGCACGGGGGTGCTGGGGTTTACGGAAACCCCCCTGACGCTCAGCACTATTGTGGCGGCGCTTGGATACACACCGCTGCCTAACACAGGTGGGACCGTCAGCGGCAGCTTAAACGTGACGAGCACCTTACAGCAGGGCGGCAATCAGGTGCTGCACGCTGGTAACTACACCGCGTACTCGCCGACCCTGACCGGCGGCGGTGCTTCAGGTACGTGGGGTATTTCGATTAGTGGTAACTCAGCGTACGCCAGTTCAGCTGGAAACGCCGACACTGTAGACGGTTATCACTCCGCCAGCTTCTTGCGGTCTGTCAACGGTGTTGGGCCGGACGGCAGCGGCAACGTCACTGTGAACGTTGACTTGTCCAGCCGAGTGGCCAAGAGCGGCGACACGATGAGTGGGCACCTGACATTGCCCAGTCAGACCGTGCAGAGCACCTCGCCCACGATCAACTTTTACGACACAGATCAGGGAAGCACCCGTTACCTGCACGTCAACAGCAACCTGATGGGGTTTTTGAAGACCGACGGCAACTGGGATATGTACATGAACAACGCCGGCGCCATGTGGACCGCCGGCTACGGCTGGCTGCACGACTACTTCTTCAGAGACGTAAACCACAACCAGAGCTATTTAGGAAACTGCATCGGAGTGAACGGTGCCTTTACTGCGAACTGCGTATTGGTAGACGCGAGTTTGTCCGATAACGGCGGAGTGATCTCGATGAATCGTTCTTATAAAACCTTCTATTACAACTGCAACTGCAACTGCAAATGAGGCGAGAAACTATGAAAAAGATACAACGCAGTTTCACCTTTAATGAGGACGCCAACACCCACGCTGTAATTTTGGAACGTGTTGGCGATGCTTTGGTTATCCGTTACTTTTCTCGCTGCGGCGTGCCGGATGGTATTACTCCGATCTCGGAAGCGGAGCCGTTGGTAGATGTAGGCGCTTCCGAGTACACACCTACGTCTGGCACGTACTACACCCTCGGCGCAGTTGGGGTTGAAGGTTCTGAAGACGATTTCTGCGTTGAAGAAATAGGGCGACACATGATTTCGCCGCAAATTTCGCAGCGCATGGGTTTATCGGAAACAGGCGACTTCTTTGCGTTGGTCGCTCCCATGACGCTAAACCTGAAGCCAGAACCACTGTACAACCATTTTGCCGAGTCCACTACCACCAAAAGCGCTCTACGTCGCACGGGACAAATCCTTGGGAAAATTGCGCAATTCGCAGTTGTCGGGGCTAGCTTTGCAGACGGCCCTGATGCGTGGACGCTGGTGCGAGCACCGTTACCAGCAGTTTCTTTTGTAGACCGGACATCTGGGGCGTGGGAAGTAGCTGACGAGTCGTTCTCCTTGATTTCGGCCCTACCGACGATAAGCCTTACGTCGGATGCCAGCATTACCGCTGGCGGCGAGACGGTTGTTAACGTGTCTGTGGTTCCGGCGTATTCGGGTGAACTTGTTGTCGAGCCTGTGTCTGGGTATGTCCCACACTCACGAGTCGAGGTGTTTGGCGGCTCTGGCTCGTTTAAGGTTATGGCTCTGGCCATGCAGCCCGGTGACACTTTGCGGGTTAAGGTCGGTACAAAGCTGGTGACGGGTCTTGCAGAAGTTCAGATCAATGTCGTTTTATGACTAGGTTTTCTGGTCTAAAAGCGCAGTACAAATTCGTCGAGGCGGTTCTGGACGTAAAAAATCCAGTGCCAGCTGGCGAGGTAGTCCGAGTTCCGTTACGGCTCAACTGGCTACCCAAAGCGGTGGCTTCCATCGAGTCTGAGTTTGGCCTGTTCGGGTTTGTCAACTCTGACGGGCGTCAAGATGACCCAGATTACGCAAGTATTTCGCTCACTTACAACCCTCAATCCCCCGGAAATCCACACACCGCCACGTTAGGGTGCCCGCACGTATCTCAGGAACAGCACTTCTATGGCGAAGGTGTTAACCAGCACGTCGTTCTCCGCGACTCATACTACGACACATACGGATTCAGTATGCCAACCCCGGCTGCGCAGAAGCACTTGGCTCCGCTGTTCAACCAGATGAAGCGCAGCCCTGTTAGGGCTAGGCTGTCAGTCATTCGCACGGGGCGCACGGGGCCAGAAGGATTCTTTTGGGGGTGGCACAAAGACGAGCCGGTGTTTGAAAACCTCCGAGTTAACATCCATGTGCAGGATTCTGACGCGCACCGGATTCAGATCATGCGCGCAAATCGGATGCCTGTCGGTCCTGCTGATTCTGCGATGGTCACGCACAGGTTTTCGGCGGGTTATGGGTATTCGTGGGACACAAACATGCCCCATCGCGCATGCACCATCGGCCCGGCAACAAGCGATCGGGCCGCTATCGTCCTTGGGTTTTCGCCTTGGTTCGACTACGACGCCGCTACCGATGAGTGGGCTCCAAACGAGTTCTTCGGCAAAAAACATCCGCTTCAGATGCTGTTGGACGGAGACGTATTGTGAGAAGCGCCGTTCTGCTGAAGATGTTTGTGGCTGTGCCACTGCTACCGCTGCTCGTGCTCTGGACGCTGTGGGGATACGACTACTGGCCGTTGGTCGTGGCGGCAGGCATGCTGCTGTATTACCCGATTCAGCAGCTTGGGCAAGCTATCGGGTACCACAAGCTCTTAGCCCACCGGGCGTTCAAGCCAAAGGCGTGGTACCCGTACGTGGCCACATTTATAGCGTCGATTGCTTTTTACGGTGACCCGCTAAGCGCCGTGATGATCCACCGGATTCATCACCGGTACTCTGACACGGACAAAGACCCGCACAGCCCGCTGCATGGCAGGTTTCACGCGTACCTTGGATGGATGCGTACGTACACGCCAGACGTAAAAGACGCACGCTGCGTTGCGGACTTGATCCGAGACTACCCGTGGATGGTGACGTTCCGCCGCTACGAGTGGCTGGTACCTTGGGTGTTTCACACTACGTTGTACTTGATTTCACCAGTTGCCAGCGCTGCTGTGTTAGTTGCGTGTTTGCTCTCCATCCACAACGCGCTGGCGGTCAATGCGTTTTCCCACAACCGCAAAGGCGAAGCGCTTGATGTTCCGTGGCTGGCCCGGTGGGTGAACCCAATCTTTCTTCACAAGCACCACCACAATAATGGGCGGTTGCTTGATTATTCCCACATGGGGGTAACAGATTACTGGGCTCGACTTGTCACAAAGTTCTTGGTCAGTACCAAATAGCGGGGTACTTGTTTGTGCTGGCCTTTAGCAGCGCGCGGTGCGCAGACCAGTCAACACTATCTAAGTCCGGGAACAGTAGCAGCGTCACCCGCGCGCCCAGCTCGGATTTGTTTTTACTCACCCCGTGCGCGGCGCGTATTGATGTTAAGGCCCACGGAAACACGCCTGTGTCATCAACCCAGTGCTTTTCTTCGTGACACAGCGTAGCCATTGCGGCGGGCCCCCCTCCGGCCCAAGTCTGTGGGCGCTGGTTGTGGCGCGACTTGAACTTTTGAAAGTACAGTTTAGGGCCCCCATGACTTAGGTAAATGCGCCACCCGATTCCAAAATCTGGGTCTGTGTGAAGAAACACTTCTTCATCCGGAAGTTGCGCGATGGCGCAGACGCGCTTCCATCTTGTCGCAGGAAATTTACCGGCGTATGCAACGAGCGCAGGAAACGTCGATAAAAACTCGTCGTCCCAGATGTTGTCTGAGCAAGCGTGGACTGCTCTCCAAGGGTACGCTCCGCCTTTGCCGGAGTCGTGCAGGGCTTTCTCGCCCATGACAGAGCGCCGCGGGCTGGTAGCCCACTCCACAAACGCTGTCATATCTACCTGCGGCACTTGCGGTAAATCAAGGCGTGTGTACACTAGGTCTGAAAACTCCTGCAGCGCGGCTTGTGGTGTCATGTCGGCCTGTAAAATAGTTCTGAGGCAATCATAAACGAGGTGCGCAGTGAAACACACTGTTGATTTACGCATGAACAACACGCGGACAACCGCGATGTACTATGTTGGGGCGCTCGGGGTGCTGTTAGCTGCGGGGCGGCTCTCCCTTGTGTGGCTTGCTGTGGCGCTCGCCACGCATGTGGTGGTAATCTCCCTGTTCTCGGCGGTAGTCCACAGATACTTCTGCCACAAATCATATGCCGCTAACCCCACACTGATGTGGCTGTTGGCGTTCGTCCCCGTTGCGTACGCCTATGCTACCCCCGCAGGCTGGGCGGCTCTGCACTCCGCGCACCACGCTTTCGCTGACACGGACAAGGACACGCACCTAAAGGGCTGGAAGGGTTTGTTCACTGCGAACTACCGGATGCCTCCGCTCAAGTTTATGGTTGCTGGGCGCTGGTTCCACAGTCCGCGGCACACATTTCTCCACAACAACGCACTGGGTGTCGCATTGGTTTGGCACTCGCTGCTGTTAGCGGTGTCGGTTGACGCGTTTTTGTGGGTGGGCATGGTTCCGCTGTTTACTCTTCACTTCTGTAACGGCTTGCACCGGGTGTTTAGCCACAAGGGTACCCACGCGCACAACCGCTGGTACCTCGAATATATATGTCCGATGGGCGGGGAGTGGATTCATGACGAGCACCATGACGTCGCTACAAAGCCTGTGTTCGCAAACAACTGGTACGAGCTCGACACCGGTGCTTGGTTCGTCCGCTGGTTGAGGGCTACA